TTCTTCCATGCGGTCTTCCATGCGCTTGCGCGAGTCACCGTTCATGTCGAAGTAACCCTTACCTTCCTTCTGGTTGGAGAAGGAATACTCTGGTTCAGAGTCTTGGCTCAGGTTGTAATCTTCACTGAACTCGTCGGCGGCGTTCGCCTCGTCTTCAATGTTTGTCGCACCCTTGGACGGGTCAAGAGAAACCGGATTGGCTCGTTTGTACTTCTTCGCAAACGCTTCCATCGCACGGTCGAAGTTTCCTCCGAACTTGGTGCGAAGGCGTTGCTCTGCTTCCTTTGAAGGGTTCGTGGAAAGATGCTTCTTCACGTCGTCAAGGATGTCACCCCAACGCTTATGAGGGGTGTTGTCATAGGCTTCCGTCGTCAGGAAGTCACCGACCATGTTTACACTGTCTTTACGCGCAGAGTTCGACGCATTGACCGTGTCAGCAACCTCTTTTATCCGATCAACGTAAGTCTTGTCGTAGACCAAACCGTAGTCGCGCTTCAACACGTCAGCCGTCGAGGTAAGAATCTTCGCCGTGTCTTCGCCAAATAGATCGGTTAGTTCATCCGGTACAACCACTTCACCGTCATTCAGGTCTGCACCGAAACCGGACTCGACGTAACCTCGCAGGTATTTGGAAATGACCTTCTTCTGATCGTCATTGAACTTGTTCAGACCACGCATACCGTCGCGTGAGAGCAAGGTCTCGCGGAACTTCACATCCTCCTCTGTTTCTTCGAACTGGCTCGGGCGAACGTCCATGAGACTAGGTTTTTCACCCTTTTTGAGCTTGTTCGCACCCTTGGCAAGCATCTCACCAACCTTGGCTCCGAATGCTTCCACCTTGTCGGCATCGAGAGTGGCCTGACGGTGGGTGGACAGCACGTTTGCGAACTCACCCCAAGCGGTTACGTCGTTACTTGCTGCGCGAGTCTTGAACTGTGCCGCAGCTTCACGAATATGCTCTGGTGCGTCTTTGTCCTTCAGGATGCCGTCGGCAACCTTGTTGGCCTTCTCGGTGCGCTTCACATCGTCTTGTGCTTGCCAGTTCAACAGGTCTTCGTCTGATGCTGTCTTAGCCCACTCACCCGGCACTTGTGGCTTCTCAAGGAAGTCGATACCTTCGTGACCAGCCCACTTGCGATGAGGCTCAAGCGGTTTTGCTTCTTTCTTCTCAGGTGTTTTTGAACCAACATACTGTGCGGCAATGACCGGGGCAGCTAAGGCTGTGCCACCTAGTGCACCGCCTGTAAAGTTCTCAGCAATCTCACGACCGTCGATGATCTCACGATCAGGGTTCATCATTGCCAAACCGGTATTCGTAGTGATACCTTGCAAGGCTTCAGTTGTTCCTTCCAACGCCATGTTCGTGGCAAGCTCTTTACCGGCCTTACCGAGTGTCATCTTCACAGCTTCTTGACCGGCATCCTTCAGGAATGGTTTAGCGATCTGGGAAGCTGCACGACCAACCGGTAGAACATCAATCAACCCACCTACAGCACCGATTCCGCGACGAGCTAAGATTCGATCACCGGCACTGGTATTCGCCATGATGGTTGGGTCGCCGGCCATTTCTGCGGCTGCTTCGCCAGCCATTAAGTTCGCCCCAGCACCGTATGCACCAACACCAGCACCGAGGGTTGCCCCGGCAGCGAGACCGCCCGGAACAGGTGATAGGAATCCGGCAGCACCCCCGGCAAGTGCTCCAGCGGCGGCACCTTTAATGACAGGGACGAACGACGCCACACCCTGACCCATCGCACCTTGAGCGTAGTCAATCGCACCACCCAAACCAACTTTACCGTCAAGCACATCACCGAAGGTTGGGGTATTACCTCGCGTGACCTGAGCCATACCTTGAAGATCACCACCCTTCTGACGCATTAGGGTGGCAGCACCATACTCCCCACGATTATCCAAGTTGTCAGCTTCGGCAAAGGCATCGCCAGCTTCAAAACCTAGATTTGCACTTTTAATGCTGCGAACAAAGTCTCCGTTACCGGAAGTATTCGCTAAGGCAATGTTCCGATCAACAACAGATTGATCGATGTTTGCAACAGCATCTGCAAGTCGATTCCGACGAACTGGAGGGGCTACAACTGCGTCGTAAAGCGATGCCATTATTTGACTCCGTTTAGATATTTTTGCTTTTGCGCTTCTATTTCAGTATCAGAAAAGCCGCGAGGGTCTTTACGCAATGTCTCCTCAATTAGTTTCAATTCCTTAGCCATCTTGGCTTGCTTCAAACCAGTTTTTGCACTTTCAGCAGCAAGGTCTCCTGATCCAGAACTGATCATACTTTCACCATTTGAACCGACAACAACATCGGTCGGCCTCAAGCCCGGCTTAACGTCTTTACTGAAGCGATACTTATTGGCCTTGACTACCTCATCTTGAGCTAGACGAGCCATCTCTGCTGCGGCAACAACATCCTCACCACTTGCAGTTCTAGGATCAATACCGTTCTGCACCATGTAAGCTGAGATCAAACCGCGTTGATTTTCATCCATCACAGGGTTATTGTTTTTGTCTCTCCCATGTGTCGTGATTTGATCAATCAACTTCATGTTGTTATCGTAATTCTGTTTCGCAGCATCAAGACCCAAACGAGCCTTAGCTGTTTCAGCCGTTGACTGATGACCATACATCCTGACAGCGTTGTCTTGATCGTTCATCAACATCCTTGTTGAGTTATCGCGTTCGTTCATTCCTTCACGAGAAGCACGATCAAGACCTGAGTTTTGGAAGTTCAAATCCTGACCACGCGCCGTGGTGGCGTTCGTCATTGCTGTACGAAGGGTTGCACCTTGCTCACCGACATTGGTTCGCGCTAAAGCTGCGGCGTCAGAACGAGCTTGTTTATCGAGTTCAAAACCTTGCTTACGTTGGATCGATGCACGGCGTCTATCTGCAAGGTTATTTACTAAACCCATGAATCCACCACCCCTATTAGACCGCCCTGCGTTGTTCATTTCATCAACGCTGTTATAGCCATATTGCCTAGCGCGTTGTTGATCGGCAAACGCATCTCTTGCATTTTGCTCAGCAGCCCACTCTTGGAAATTCCAAGGTTTTTCTTGAGCACCCTGACCGGCTTCAACTGGTGTGAACAACCCACGGTTCTGAACCATATTCGCTCTGGCCTTTTCAAGGTCAAGCTGACCTTGAGTAAGGTTACGAATACTCTGCTTCTGCTCATTAATCAAAGCGCCAATCTCAGGTCCGTTAACCATCAAGGCTGTCGGGTTCGCACCGGCTTGGAAGGAAGAGGAATAGGGTGATTGGGTGACTTCAGTGGTTTTAGATGTAGGGGTTTCGATTCTTGGTGTAGATGGTTTGGTCTCAGGTTCGGTGTAACCAAAACCCACAAGTTCGAAATTACCAGCAGCATCTTGTGTGGTTGGGGGTAAAGTATTTCTTTGTACAGGTTGTCCACCACTACCTTGAAATCCAATCTGTTCGAAATTACCGGCAGCGTCTTGTGTGGTCTGAGTGGTTGCCGCTTTCAAACCGCTTCTGATAGCACCCACAGGATCGAGACCGAAGAAGGTGCCATCCCTAGCATCGTTCTCAGCCCCCGGCAGTTTCATATCAAGAACGGACGCTTTCGGCAAACCCGTTGTAGGTTGAATTGCCCGAGAACCTTGCGCCGGTCGACCTGTCCTGACTTCTTCCATAGCTTGTTGCTGTAAAGCGTTGGTATGGGCGGGGGTGGAAGATGGGGTGCTTTTATCAGCGTTACCAATATCATTTATCAACCGTGGCATATTGCCCGGTTGATAGTCTGCGATTGCCTGACTCGCTTGAGCTAGGGTATTTTTCTTTTTCAGTTCTTTGGTGATGTCATCGTATGCCATTTTTCAAATACCCCTAGTTTGCAATTTCAATCGCAGCGGCAATCGAAGCAGCCGTTTGACCATAAGTACTAGCGGCGCTACCGAGTGTTGAACCAATCGCGTTGTATGAAGAAGCCATCACGTTGGCAGCGTTTACAACATTCGTAAATGTCTGGTTGGTGGAAGACATTTGTTGCGACCATACCGTCGTATTGAAACCGTTGATAGCCTTGAACTCTTCAGCGGCGGCGGCAGCATGTTGCGCGTAGGCTTTCAGTTGTTCGGCAATTACAGCCAGTTTCAACTTCACAGTATCCGCTCTGTAATCGTTGATGGCTTTGTTGGAATCAATCTTAGACCTGAAAACGTCAAGCTCTGAACGGAACTGGCTCAACTCCATCTCACGAGTCTTGTAAGCCCCTTCGTTCGCCTTCATTCCAGCTTCGAACCTCTTTGCTTCAGAGTCAACCTGTACTCCGTATGTCCTCCACCGCTCTGAAAAAGCTTCGACGTTGGCTTTGTATGCTTGAATCTGAGAGGCAAATACAGAGGCTTGCGAGTTCAAACCGTCCACTGAAGCTTTATATGCGTTGACCTCCGCAGCATATACGTCGATCTTGACTTTCTCCTGTTCAAGCCGCAAACGATCTTGCTCCAGCTTGAATCGATTGATCTCCAGCGGGGTCAGGCGAATCTTTACTTCCTCAGAGACTCCTTGCATCGTGGCACTGTAAACATCAGCAGACGCCTTCGCCACATCAGTCTTAGCCTTTACGATTTCCAACGGAGCTAATGCAGCTTGAATCTCAGCCTTATAAGCGTCGATCTCTGCCGAGTAAACCTGCGCTTGTGTCTTTGAAACTTCAAGCAAAATCTTGTCACGCTCAAGCGGGGCGAGTGCGGCCTTCACTTGCTCGTTATAAGCCTCAACTGCGGTCTTATAAGCTTGAACACGCATGTTGTAGACGTTGGCGATTGCGTTGTAGATATTGATCTGAATCTCGACGCTCAACTGGGCGAACTTCAAAGCACGTTCCTGACGATAACCCCAATAGGTAATCATCATGCTTTCCAACTCGCGAGACTGAGTGATTACAAATTGACGGTTCTGAACGTAAAGATCGGAACGCTTCAAATAAATATCGCGATTTAGTTCTGTCAGTTGGTCAGTCGAGTCCTTGATCGCTTTGTCGATCATGAGCATCAACGCACCGGGTGGGAGTTCGAACCCACGAGCAGCGGCTTGAGCAGTCGCCTCATCAATAGCGATCTGACGAGCTTCTTCCTGACGAAGCAAGGCACGCTCGTAGAGTTGCCTTTCGTCATCCACTTCAATACCGTAACCACCGTTGACGAGATCGCCAAGAAGCTTCTGAATCAGATTGTCGAGCAGTGTGGATTTGTAATCCTGTTCAAACCACTGCAACGTCTTTCCTGACAAGTAACCACTGGATAAACCATCGTATTCAGGAACCTCACCTAAGTTGTATTCGGGAATTGTGATTCCAGAAATATCACTGTATGTGATCGTAGGGCGATCCGGTGCTGACGGGAGGTAGATCGCGTCAAGAACAGGTGGTTCGAAAACAGGTGGATTTGGGAACTGAACTGTCGGGTCAACGTCAAGAAGGTCAGAGGGTTGAATGTAACCAACCCCCGGTTTACTCGGTTTATTTGGTATGGGTATACTTGGCGGGTTCGGTGCTGAACCGGGATCACCGGGTGGTGGTGACGGAGGGTTGAATTCTGGAGGATTAGGTGGCGTGAATCCCGGAGGAGGTTGGGGACTAGGAGGAGGGTCCATCGGGTCAGGCGGTTGAAGCTGTGCGGCCTGATTCGCAGCGGCTAGGGCAAGCTGAATAGCCGTCTTGTCTAACGGGTCTGGGCTGGGTGGATCAGGAAAACCAACAATTATGTTCGAAAGCATATCCGCAGCTTCTTCGGATTTCTCAAGAACAGTGTCTAGCCGTGCGAACCACTCCTCTAATTGTCCGTGTACTAGCGCACGGTCTGCTGTAACTTCTCCAGCCATTACAACCTCCTTGACACAACCACGGCGGTGGCATTCATCGTGTCGTATTCAAAGTCATCGGAACATTCCAGTTCGAATTCCCAATACTTACCTTTGGCACCTTTGCCGATTGGGCTTCGACGCTGCTTCAGTCTTTCAACACCTTTGGTCTGTATCGTGTATTCGTAAGGATCAAGTTCATCTGTCGTGACCCGCAAGGTGATGTCACCCTTGCTTCGCATACCTATGTAGAAGTCGCTCATGCGCTTCTGCATCTCACTACCGAAGTGAAGTTTACCAGTCTTCATCAGACCAGATCGGACTTCATCAGAGAGTGTGTCATCGAGCTTGAACACACCGTCGCCCGAAGCACCGTAGTAAGCCCCGTTGAAGAACACCATGCTGTTATACGGGTAGTTCCCATAGGTGGTCACAGCGGAAGTCAAGGTGTTCGTCACGTGGGTCATTGAGTGGGTGACGAGCTTGTCACCACGAATTAGACCTTCGATACTCCCAAACGTGGCACCGACAGTGGCGTAATAGGTTGTCAGAGCCTGAATCGAAGAAGTCATCTCTCCGAGTTCAATAGTGCCTGACAAGTTACCTATTAAGGTTACATAACCGGTTGACGAAGATGTGAGCTTTTTCAACCTTCCAGATAACCGCCCTTCACTTTGCCCAATGTGTGACCAACCTGTCTCAAGCAGAGGGAGTTCTGCATTGATTGAGCCGATTCGCCCCGGTGAGCCGGACAAAGAGCCACGCATCACGCGCCACACGCGCATGTTCAAACCAGTGGCTAGTCCACTAACCACATCAAACGAGCTTGTGGTCAGAGGCAACTGACCGTTCAAGTTTGCAGAGATACCTGCGTGGGAAACAGATTGGAAAGTCGGTTTCGGTAAGCTTGCCCTTAATCCGTAACTACCACCAGTGATCGATGATCTAACGCGATTCAACCTTCCTTGCAAATCACCGGCATAACCAAACAAGCCGGTCGAACTACCTGTGATTGAAGGTAGGTCAGCAACAATATGGCGGTAGTAGTCAAGCACACCATTACCGGTCATCAAAGTCAGATTCCCGGCAGAATTAGCAACGATGTTTGGTGAAACGAAAGCCGAGGTTGGAACTGTCAGCGAGGCGTCAATGTCACCAGCATTGTTCGGTGACACCAGAGCAGCCACCATCTTCGGCGTGCTTGCATGGGTGCTACCCTCGTTACCAATGATGGCTGTTGCTGAACCAGTCAACAAGGGTATTGTTCCGTTCAGGTATGCAGACACCGCATCTGATACGAACGCACTGGTCATTGGCGTCGGCAAGTTTGCCGACAGGATGACGTTACCACCCAGTGTTGAAGTCGGAAGAGTCAGTGTCCCTGTGAGTAATGCTTGACCACCAATATCACTTGTGAGGACGGCAGGTAGCTGAGCCGCAATCGAATCAGCTACGAACTCAAACGACAGTGTCAGCGCATTCGACGGCGGGGTATATGCCGAATCCCCAACAAAGGTGAAGTTGGTTGCCATTATGGAATGTCCGGTGTGATGCGATCCTGAATCTTGGCGTTGTATTGAGCACCAGCGTCATCATCAAGAACCACGATGAACACATCTTCGAATGTTTGCGGAACGATGTCGAATGCTCCCGCACCGGATGACATCTGGGAGCCAACCAGCTTTCCGTTTGTCCGGTCATAGACATACACCTGACGGGCTGCACCATTACCGGCATCGTTAAGCACAGTTCCCGATACGTGATACTCGCTGGACACGGCATACTTGTTCAGACCTGATCCACCGGCAAGCAGGAACTGTGTAGGTGATGCAGCACTGCGGTCGTAAGCAGAACCCACAGAAGGAAGCGTTAAACTCGTCCAGTTAATACCGTCGCTTGAACGATAGGCTGTTGTAGTGGCAGTTGTAACGATGAACTGGGATGAAGTGAACTCAAGGGTAGTCGCAGTGTTTCCGCTAAGCGTGACTGGGAACGTACGCTCTGTCCAAGAGACACCGTCCGAACTGGTCATGTATTTGTCGTTATCAGGCCAAACAACAACATAGGTCGATGCACCGAAAGCAATGCGAGGATTCTTAGAGGCTACAGTGCCTGTATAACCACTTGCAGTAGAAGTCCAAGTAATGCCATCAGTCGATCTGATGAAGTTTGTAGTTCCGATTCCGACAGCAACGAACTTATCGGAACCATAGGTTATGTCAGACCAAGAAGCTGACACAGGGTTGGTTCTTGAAGTCCAAGTTACACCGTCTGGACTGGAGAAGACATTTGAACCATCAACTAAACCAACGAATATGTTATTCCCGAATGCCAGCCGAGAGATATTACCAGTAGGTCCGGTTGTTGAAGAAGACCACGTTAATCCGTGATTAGTGCTAAATCGTACCCGATCAGCCACAGTGGTACTACCTGTTGCCAACATAACCCTTCCAGTTACTGTATTCGCGCAGATGTCCTTCGCTTCTGATGAGTAGTTGCTGAAACTAGCCCCGCCCCAATACACACCGTCTTTACTAAATAATGTGTATTGGTTGGTCGAGTTGGATATAACCCACTGCTCACCACTCCAAGTAGGGAGTGCAGCACCAGAAATATTCCATGTAGTCGTACTGAGGATGAAATTTTCAGACCAAGTGATGCCGTCAGTTGAAGTTAATGCGATGGGGTCGTTCCATGCAAACAGAACAAACTTTGTTCCGTCGAAAACAACCTTAGCCCACTGCCTTGTTTTTGGAAGAGTGCGTTGAGTCCAAGTGATTCCGTCACTCGACGTTGCAACGAAATTAACTGCGCTTGTCGTCATGGCAACAAAGACGTTGTTACCAAACTCAACATCGTTCCAGCTCGAACTCACAGGTAGTGAACCGGCATTCCACGTTACACCGTCCGACGAGTAATCGGCAAAAGCCGTTCCGCTAACAGGGATCACGTAGGTGGAGGCACCGTAAGCCGCTCGACCTTTGAACCCTGAAGTCGCAGCAGTCCGTGTATTCCACGTGATACCGTCGCTGGAAGTGAAGATACTTGTTCCTGAATCTGCACCGCAGATGAACAGGTTGTTGACGTAGCGTATCGAGTATATTGCCCCGGCACTTGGGAAACTCCCAATCGCGCTCCAACTTACACCGTCAGTAGAGCGTTGTGCTGTGGCAGAAGCTGAGCAGACTGCGACAAAAGCACCGTTACCATAGGTGATATCGTTCCACGCTTGGGAAGAAGCACCGGTCGCACTTGACCAGTTTACCAAGTCACTTGAATAACGAATTACGTTCGTGACGACATCGGAGGAGTTGTATTGAGCGAGAGCTACGTAAGTCCCACCACCGTAAGCAAAGGCTCTAAACCATGCCGTTACACCGTAATTAACCTGTGACCATGACGCCCCGCCGTTTGAAGACTTCAAATGATAGTCATGTTTGCCAATAGAACCACCGGGTGAACCGGGTAACCCCCCGCTGATAATCCAGTTGCCATTTAGATAACGGGCTGAACTCGACGTTTGATTCGTAGGAACCAGTATGTCTCTATCAACATAACCCAATACGTTCGCCATAACACCCCCATCAACTCATTACCGGGTTGGATCACCAACCCGGTTGATCCAACACATTACGCAGACGGCAGGGTGAAAGAAGCTGTCGACAGAACGAACGGGGCGCCGCTGGTCACAGTGACGGAACCAAGGTTCATGTCAGCACCACTGGTCGACACGGAACCGTCGACACGCGGAAGGGTTGTACTGAGAGTGCCGGATGCAGAGTCACCTGTCTTCAGGCGCACACGGAACCACGAAGCAGTGCCGGTAGCAGCGGCAGTCCCTTGCCACGTTTCACCGGCATTCTTCTCAAGCTGACCAGCCGTAGCAGTTGCTTCGAAGGTCAGACCAGACGCACCGTTACTGACCGTGACGAGCAAGGTAGCGGTCGAACCGTTACCAGTCGCAGCGTCGGCGTCAGCAGGGCGGGTGCCTGAGAAGATGTCGATCATGAAACCGTCAGCCGCGTTTTCGAAGATCGACTTGAACGATCCGGTGTCCATCATCTTATTGATGAGACCAGTAGAGAGTTTCAGAGCCATGATATTTCCTTATGAAAAAAGAGTTGTAACAAGCTGCGGCGACCCGCCGCGTAATTTGAACAAGCTTGCGCCTGTCGCCACACCTTCCGGCAAGAGGAACCTCTCACCGGTCAGATTCATGAATTCACCACCATCCAGTCCGACACACAGCCCCTTCTTGGACATCCATGCTTGAACAGGTTTGGCTGGTTTCTCATCACCGCCGAGATAGAACGCCGGCAGTTCCACTTCCGTACCGAGCAAAGTTCCGTAGTTGGAAACCGGCTTACGCACGAAGTCTTTCGGATCAGACCCTGCCAGAAACGAAGTCTCTTCGCTGGTTCCAACGTAGACACCGTCAGAGACCGGCGCAAAGGTAGTGACTGGCGCGGTGAAGCCGAGGAAGTTCATGGCAAGATTCACATGCTCGTAGTCGTAAGGCTCAGTATACCAAAGGTAATTATCCCGTCCAACATAAATCCTGCCGTTGTAGAAGCCCAGAAGCACCCCCGGTAGAGGCGGTAAGAGTTGAACATTCGTCGCAGTCACTCTGGAGCCACCCCACGAAGAAGCCGTGTTACCGTCATACCTCCCGCAGATGATGTTGTCAGTGAAGTAGGTCGTGTTGTTCACGCGACGGTATGCCACCCGTGTACCTCTGATCGCCATGCCGAGATTGGTAAACGTGGTGTCGACGTTCATGCGGTGCAGGTTCCCGCCACGGACACACAGGCAGTGGTCTTCCTTCGCCCACAGGCTGTGTGTAGAGGTTCCATCCACTTCAGTCACACCCAGTCGGCGTTGAGGCTTCCCAGTTTCATCAAGCTCGACGTTAACAGCAGAGGCGAGGTCTTCAGGCTTGAACCTTTCAGGTGTGACATCGTTACGCACACCTGAGAACGCATCCATTTGAACTGTCTTTGTCATTACTCACCCTCCACGGGCAGCTTGTTCATTCTGACCCACTTCTGGAAGTCTCTAACGGTGGCAGCGTCGTAGGCACAACCGGCGACGAAAGCAGCCATTCTCCCTTCGGGGACTTCATCAGATACTGTGGGACTACTGGTAGAGTTGGTTTGCCCAAGTCGGGGCAAGGAGGGTTGTGGTGGCAAGCAGCCAGCGTAAGTAGGGAAACGACGCTTAAAGTTAGCCCACGCATTATTCTCAACCTCCTTCAGGGTACGATTGTGACTCTCTGTCAATTCCTTTAGAGAACGGTCGCTTTGCTCCTTGACGGCTTTCCTTATACGTTCCGATTCGTCCATCTTCAAACGATACTCGGTCTCGATCATCACCCTCGAATCGTGCTCGTTCAGATACGCCACGCCCGTCAGCGCCAGAAGCGCCACGAGGATCGCTATCAGTCCCTCTCGCCAAAACATTCTGAGCACCCTTCAAAGTAACAATTCTCTGAGCAATCTCGCTGCCACTTACCACCGCGAGGTACACGAGTAGAAGCTCCCAACTCACCGTATCCGCCTGTCTTAAGACGACGTAGGTAGCCGCGAGGTAAGCGATATTCCTCCACGCTTTGCTCGTACTTACCTTGCCTGTGTCCGTGCTTCGCCATAGTTGGATCACTCTTCAATCCCAATCGTCATAGCTTGAAACTTTGATCAATACCCATACGACTGCTACAGCCATAGCCGCTCCAAGTCCGATGAACCACTCATTCATAGCAACCTCAGAGTCAAGTAATGTCGCCAGTCCTTCTTGCTAGGCCAAGGGGCGTCCAAGCGGAGCCTCAAGGTCTTCACGGCAAAGGTGAGCAGTTTCGTTCTCATGGGTAGGCTCCCCAAGACAGTTCGAAGTGTGGTCCGTCGATGAACGCCTTCTGACCACGGTTGCGTTTGCGCTTGATGTACTGGAACTGAGCCTCTTCAATGGACTCCACGTCATTCAGCACTTCCCAGCATCCACCCCACACAACAGGGATGTCGTGTTCAATAGCCGCGTCACGAACTGTGTAGGCAAGTGATGTGTAGAGGTTTCCGTCCCAACGCACTTCACCGGCAATGATGACAGCCAAATCAACAGCACAGGATTTACCGCAAGAGTTCGACGCGGGTACATGGCGTGACTTCATCGTCTTGCTTGCACCTGACTCGTAATACTGACGCTGTTTCTCCAGAGTGCGCTCACCCTCTGTCACGATGAACTCGTAAGGGTGGCGCTGAGATGCAGTGAGAATGACCTGTTGAAGGTCAGGATGAACCAACTGAAGGCGGTTGAGCGAGGTATTGTTCATGGCTCTTGTTTCATCCACGCCTTGTATGTCTCACGCTCTTCTTTGTGATGAGCGGTGTGCTCAGCAATGAACTTCTTAAACTCAACTAAGTCTTCTTGCATCTTCTTAGTTTCAGTCATGTGCTGCGTGTAGGCGTATACAACTACACCCTGAAAAAGAGCAAGCCCGATAACCATCGCCCGAAGAAAGCCGCGACCTTGGTTAATCAAGGCCATTTCCTCCCTCTCGTGGATCACAAACCGCTCCACGTGCGCGTCGAGGCTGTGACTCAGCTTCTCAGTCAGTTGTGTGTTCTTCGACAGGTTTTGGGATATTCGAAGGAGGATCAGAAGCTCAGCCTTGTCGCGCGGTGACTCAGCTTGCATGATGAGTTCGTGAATCTCATCTTTCACATTTTCGTCATCGTCATATCGACGGTTGGGGTTGTTTTCGTCAGACATCATTGCTCCAGATTTACAGTGATAGCGTGCTGGGTTGTAAAGACACTAAAACTCGTGTCACCAAGAAGCACCGTTTCCACCTCATCGGTGACGCTGACTAGGATGGATTCTACCAGTCTGATTAAGACAGTGTCAGAGTCTTGGCTCGTATGAATGGTGATGTCAGACACGCTTCTTTACTCCAACATCATCAGGTTTCGTGAACAGATATACCGCAGCGGCAACGGTGGTTACAGCGATCTGTCGGGCGTACTTCTTCACCTGACTCAGAACATCGATCCACCATGATGTCGAGTCAAACGAGGTTGTCGAGAATGAGCGAGAGTCGAACATTACGGCACCAATACCGATCTGAACTTGTCACCTTCTGTACCATCACCTTTCAGAGCAGTGCCAACCGTCTTCCGCATGTCAGCGTGGATCGGCGTGGCTTGCGCCGCTGCCATCATGGCGATGACCAGATCATCGAAGTCAGACCCCTTGATGTAGGTCGAAGGGCCGTTGTTCAGGATGTTCGCCACGGTGTTGTCTGTCAGATTCACGTCGGAATCGACTACCACCCGCGTCGAGTTGCTGTCGATGCTGATGCCGTAGCGACTGTTGGACGTGATATTCGGTGAATGCTTGATCCGCACAATACGTGTCGAGGCTCCAGCGGCAGCACCCGTATTGCTAGTCAGTTCGATACCGTCTGTCTTGTTCAGGTAGTAGTTCCCGCCGAAGATCGTGATCTCTCGTGGGGAGCCGGGGGTGGCAAGGCCAGCATCGTAAGTCTTCAGGCCAGAGCCACCAAACTTCTCGGACTCACAATCCCAGAACTCGTGATAGTCGCCAGCGCGGATCAGGAAGCCATTCCCCAGTCCTACCGCATCCTTGCCGACCAAATAGAGCTTCGTTCCTTTGAAGAACTTGGCGTTGATGGTGACTGCGTTCTCATCCACTCCGTAGGTGCGGATCACGAAGCCTGACAAAGAGCAGTTGTTCGCGTCTATCGTGATGGCATCGCCAGAACCGGACAACGGCTTGATCTCGGCACCGCGACCGGGGCCACGGATATGAACGTCTTCCTTATTCACCACCACACGCTCATCCCACGATGCAACGACATTCGTTGGTGACAGCATGTAGATAACATCACCGCGACCAGAGACACACTTCTCCAGTGCTTTGGTGATCGTCTTGACCGGCGATTTCGATGACGTGCCGGGAGCCAGATCGTTACCGTTGATCCAATCCACGAAGAAGCGTGCGCCGAAGCCTTGGTGAGTCTCGCGCATGGACTCAATGTCCAACTTCAGTTGCGTACCGACTTCCGCCAGCAGACCCGTTGCATCCACCTCCGTACCTGCGGAGTTATTCACCAGTTCACCTGTTCCGGTGATAGTGATCTTCCCCTTGGTACAGGTTGAGTCAATGGTGACTGTTCCACCGTTCATGTGGAGCCACACCTGACCAGAGGAGGTAGAGTGGTTCTGGTTGATGAACTTGATGCGCCCATGCCAACCGTCGAAGGTCATGTTCAACCGCGCACCGTTACGGTCGATGATCGCCGTCCCTTCGTCGGAGTAGCACTCCTTGAAGTACGAAGCGTGACCGGAAGACACACCACTGGTCTGCCGAATCGTGTAGCCACGGGATGCGCCATCAATCAAGCCGCAGCGGGTGTAGAAGCAGTGGGCGTTGTCCAGACCGTCGATGATGCAGTCTTCGTAGATCGACTCACCGCCTTGGTAGCCAGTGATCTTGCAGTTCCGCCAAACAGAGTTCGTTGTGACGCATCCACTGGTCAATGTGACCGTGGTACGGGTCACGTTGAGAGTCGCACCGTCACCGGTGAAGTGCAAACCCGTCACGTTATCGGTTGCGCCAACCGTGAGGTTCCCGATGATGTAGTAGTCGTCAATACCCCGCGCCGTAGCGATCAGCTTCGCGTCGGCAATGTTGCTCACCGGCTTTGTCAGCGTGCCGATTGGGTAGGTCGTACCGACCTGACCCGTCGAAGCAGAGATCGTCACCTGACCTTCAAACGCCGCTTGTTGAACTTCCGTCAGGTTGATAAGACCCGCAGAGTTGTTCGACAGCACCTGAACCGTCCCGAGGTTCGTCTTCTCAAGGATGTTGTTGTTCGACCCTGACAGGGAGACAACGTAGGGTGTGCCGGTGTCTTCAAACGTGATCGTGTAGGGTGAGAGGATTTCGATGACTCGGGCGTACTGGATACCGCCGAGCGTTACCTGTGTGTTGTGGTTGTGCGTCGGTGCGAACACTACCCCATCTGCGTTGTCCTCAATGTCACGCAGGGCGATACGGAAGGCGTTGGTGTCAAGCTGATACGACGTTCCGCCCAAGTAGTTCAGGAACAACTGGGGGATAGTGATGACCTTCGTCAGCCAGTCGATTGATACACCGGACTGGTAGAACTCAGCATCAATGTAGTCGTCGTCAATGTAGTAGGACATGGCTTAGACGTAGAAGTTAGGCGCACGCTGTTTCGTTCCGACATTGCTGGACTGGTAGTGAATATCGACTGTGTGTACGAAAGGTTCCGGCACTCCGCCAGCACTCACCGTCAGATCGTTGGAATCGAGGAACACGCGGCACTGGATCAAGCCATCGACCTCAAGGTCAGTCGTGTTAAGCAGAACACCTGAACCTCCCGGCGTCGACGCAAGACCTTCAGCCACCATGTGCTGATACTGAATGATGTTTGCATTCTGCGCCACAGTGACGATCAGAGGTTCGGAGAAAGCCGCCTGATTGTGACCCTTGGCATACATCAATTCAAACCCCCACGTAGTCGAACCACCAGTCACGTTAGTGACATTGTGAGACCAGTGAGCGTGGATGTAGATGTTCGACCCAAGCACGTAATCATGCGGGATATGGAAGTCTGCGTAGGCAGAATCACCTTCGGTGAACTGCAAGGCTTTGATGCCCCCGCGATAGATCGCACGAGTTGCGTCACCCGGTTCGCCATACACCTGAAGACCGCCGACAGGGGGTAGATCGTGCCATCCGAACGTCAGGTCGGTATCGGGACCAATTCGCAGACCATTACCTGACGCCTTCGGAACTTGAAGCCTGTCACCGTCACGAGCCATGCGGGTGTTCTCGTCACCCTCTGCCACCGATAGCTTTGAGCCTTTTACTGAGCGGAATGTGTAAGCCATCGTTAATCCCTTTGCAGCGAAATTGTCTGATTGAAGCCACCGGCAGTTATCGTTCCTGAACCGTCGAACGCTTTGTAGAGCGTGCCGTCACCGAGGTCAGTAGATGCGCGACGAACGCGCACGATTACGTCTGTGGATGCGGTGTAAGAGAACGAGGTTGAAAGCTCACCGTTAGCGTCCGTGACACCGGCTAGGATGTCAGTCCCGTCCGATACCTTCTCGATCAACACCCTTGCACTCGGTACGTTATTTCCCGAGGTGGCGTCCTTCACCTTGACTGCCACCGTGACAGAGGTGGCGGCGAAAGTAACAGTCGCGCCGGATGTGCGGATAGAAGGTTGTGCGCCGCCACCTGTATAGCTGATTTCGACATTACCCGATGCAATATCAACCCAGATCGCAGCGTCTGTACTCGTACCGCTGTAACCAGTGAATGTGCTGGACACCGTGAAATTCGCCGCCGTGCCGGTCACTTGCAGCCCGTTACCTGAACCGTCAGAGATGAATGTCGAGTCCGTAATCAGCGCCGCATTCGCTGGGGAAGACGCTGTCACAGCTACTGACCCGGTGCCTTGGTCGAACGTGCAGTTGCTGAATACACCGCCGCCAGTCGTAATCAACCCGCAGCGTCGGAAAGTTGTTCGATTCACCGTCGAGTTTGACAGGAACCCAAAGGTACCCATGTCGGTGAAAGAACAGGACTCAAAGTTCACATCTGCGTTGTCGATTACCGCAAAATCGCCCTTTGACGCAGTAGTAGTCGGAGCAACGCAGATGAATGAAACCCCCGTCCAATCCACACGGGAGGATGCTTGGCGAATCTCGATCTTGTTGAACGTCGAGCTTACCTTGCGGGTGTCTTGAATAAAGACGTTGACGTTGGAGTCACGGAAATCAACCGCAGTGGAGTATCCGAGGGTCATCAACCCTTTCCATTGATATCCACCCTGCACCGCTTGGATCAACCCCCACCGCGCTGTTTGGGCATCGTTGAGTGCCGCGAACCCTGCGAATGTCGCGTACCCGTTAGCAAGATCGCCGTTAGCGAACCTCGCTTCCGCCCGACCATAACGAATGATGTCGCACACATGCGGTTGACCTTTACCAATCACTGCGGTCTGCTGACACATACTACCTATACCATAGATGTTTGTGCCTCCACTCGGCGGCGTACCGTTGGTTGCGTCTGCTGTAAGGGAAGGATCAACCGCGTTATTCACCCATTTACCATAAGGCATCGGCGCTACATCGCTACCACCTACCGTATAGGACTTCCAATCGCCCACGGCATTACCGGAGAAAGCCACACGAAGTCCGTTGTTGGCGTAGGTATTCAGCGCCGTTGCCACACCATGCCCATGCCAAACCAATGCAACCTGACCCGACGAGAACGTGACTGGTGTGCCGAGGACACGAAGCATTGAACACAAGCCAGTCGTGTTTGTCGCTTGACTTACTGTGTTTGTTCCTTGAAGTGCAGACTCCGTATCCGCTTCGTCTGGGAGGCCACCTGATGCAGCATTAGTCAACTCAGACCACGCTGTCGTGTCCGAATCAGCGATCCAATCGGTAAGGTCATGGGTATAAGACGGTGCCGCCACTTACACCACCTCCGTCGCAATCCCGGTCTGCTCCGCGATGATCGCGGCAATGGCAACCTCGATGGTCGCCAGAGCCTGAATCAAGCGCGGATCGCCGTTCTGAGCCTGAAGCATCGCCACCGCGAAGAAATCCTTCACATCAGCTTCATGCGTCAGGCTCTGGTAATGGCGTTGCCCGTCAGCATCCACCCCATACAGCCGATACTCAATCAGCACCTTGTAGTAGGGTGGTTTGCTGTCGTCGGTATTGAGCGGCTGCTCGACAGTCAGGGTGGTGACATGAACCTTGTCAAACACCACCTCTGGCTGTGATACCGCCGTGGCGAGTTGGATACCCATTACGCATCCGATACCGCCGAGATCGTCGCGCTACCACCGGTTCCACCAAGCGTACCTGTGGTCTTCGCCGGTTTGATGGAGTCGGTGTAGTTCGGACCCGTACCACCGTAACGAGCCTCGATGAACAGCGTCTGTGTAGTCGACTGCACGGTGTTGAACGAAGCCGTGGTTGCCGTCACACCGATAGTGCCGCCACCGGGGTCGGGTGCATCAGCGTCGATGTAGCTGATGAAGACGTTAGCACCTGCCGCAGCGTTGTTGGTGCTGAAGTCGTGGCTGGTAATCGTGAAGGTCGACGGACCCGTACCAGACCGTGCGCTGTACGGGTGGCGGGTGTAGCTCCCATCTGCACGCTGGATACGGATCGTGCCACTCGACGGGGTGTTGGCAGGGATCGCCTCATCGACAGTCACCGTCGTGACAGACGCACCGTTGAGCAGATTCGTGTTCGACAACTGATCCAGCTTCAGACCACCAGCACCATCCTCCGGTCCAACCAGAATCCGCCAACCATACTTGATACCAGACACGGTGAACGAGACATTGTTCGGGCTGGAACGGGTAGTTCCGTCAAGAGCCTGAATCTTGTCATCTTTGGTCAGGTCGGCATACTCAAGGCTGAAACCGTAAGCACCAACCAACGAAGAACCAGTTGATTGACCGCAGACCGGGGAGGAAACCGTCTTTTCCGTCACCGTCCCAGCCGTTGCCGTGACACCACCTTGCGTCAGCGTGCCGCTCGGAGCCGGACCCTTGATCTGGCAGATGTAGAGGATGTCGTCTGTCGTGTCGTCAGCAAGGATGTAGCCTTCGCCAGCACCGGACGCCCACGTTACTTTGGTTGTGCTTGCCTCAGAGAACGTGCCGCCAGCCAGCGACGAGTACGCGATGGAGTGTGTGATACCACGGAAGAGTTCACCGGGACACCCGTAGATCGTACCAGTCTCAGTACGCCGAGTGAGGTACTTCATGTACTCGTAGAACTGGTTGATCGACGCAGAGCCGCGATTCCACTCCGAGTAGTATTCCTCGTCTGCGCCATTCTGATCTACGTCGATCAGGTTGAAACCAGCGGTTACGTTGGTAATGCCGTCAAATGGAGCTTGGTAGCTGACGTTGAACACGGACAGAAGTGCCGTGGCGTTGTTCAAGTCGGTGGCATAGGTCAGAGGTACGACGTTGATACCGCGACCAGTACCGGGAATCTTGAACTCGGAGTAGGTCTTGCCCCACTCGCGGGTCTGGAACAACAGACGCTGGCCGTCGATGTCAGCACCGTCATTCTTGACCTTGACCATGAAACGTGCCGACACACCGGTAGCTGCATTCGGGTTGATGCCGCGAACACCCGTATTGGCATGGTTGTTGTTCCAGAAGTCGTTAGTCAGTCGAGCGCCGTTCTGAATCACATCGACGTAACAAGCGGAGTTGGCAACGATCTGCACACCGTCGAAGATGCTCTCGCCACCGCCATCGTCCTGAATGATCGAACCGCCGTAGATGTACTCGGCAGTCGTGTCGGAGATGAAGTAGCCGTTCTGGAGCGTGATGATGGTGTCGAACTTCTTGTCGGTCGGGTTCAACCGAGTGATGTCGACGTAATCATCGCTTCCAGCCGTGGCGTCGTCAGCGAGGCTCTGCAACCAACGGTGCAGTTCAAGCACCGTGACGTAGTTGACCCCGGCGGTGGCGTGGGCATAAGTGCCGCCACCAGCCTCGTATTTGATTTCCTTTGTGGTCGAATTAACCGACCAACGTGCGGCGTCTAGTGCCATGATCTATCCTTTATGCAGTTGTCACTTCTTGAACTACCGACACAGCACCCGTGAGAAGAGCCGTTACAACACCTGTTCCCGATTCCAACTCAAGGTCGTAAACACCCTTCTTCCAAGTGATCTGCTCCGTATCCGCCGCGCTGATTTCAATGGTTATCGTCTTGTCAACATTGTCGAGTGTCACAGTAATGATGTCAGCCGGTGTGTCGACCACATCCGTCGACGCCAGAACTGTTCCACCAACTTTGTCCTTGATCTTCATGCGCCCTGTGAATCCAGCCAGATCAACCGGGGTGGCGAACTGGATGTATCCACCTGACGTATAAGCCTTGAACTCTGACGAGTTTACCGAATTTAGTTCGATAGTGTTAGAGTCGATTTTAGTCGCCCTGACGAACTCTTTGTCTTTAGGAGGAGTTGAGGCGTTGATCTGCGTCATCCCTTTGACAGAGACTATCGCGACCTCCCAACCGTCAGGGATTCCGTGACTGGCAGAAGTGATACGAACCGGGGCAGCTTGCGTGATTGCTGTAATCGCTTTGTAGATGATCGGCTCAGTTCCCCAACGGACAATCTGGTTGAATGTCCGACCCTGTTCGATTACCAAGTCCTTCTTCTTTGCCATCATCTGCTCCTGAATTAGTGCTAGGGCTATGATCGGAGTAACTCACACCCTAGCTGCCGGGGTTGGATAGGGTGCACGGAAGAAACCCACAAGCTGGACACCCACGGCTGGTCGTTACGGCTTGTTCATGTTATGTCAACGCTCAGCGCGAACCTTTGAAAATGCCACCAAGGAAAACGCCGGGCGCTTGCGACGACTGCGACGACCCGCTATTCAGCGCAACAGGAATTGCGCTAATCTTCATTGCGCTACTTGTCGCAACAACGACATTGTTTAATGCGGCGGGTGTTTGCGTTAATGTCGCCATCATTTACCCCTTTGGTACACAGTAGTGCATATACCCACCAAAGTTGGTAGAGGCTGGTAGGATTACCCACGTTTTGCTGTCGTGTGAAAACTCATCAAACGCATTACCTATGCCAACCAACTTCACACCGCTAGGTGCAAAACTGTTGAACCAAACCGAAGCCACGGATGTACCACCGCAACCGAATTCCCCGATTGGCGCGTGATTTCCGGAAGCAGATGGTGGCCCCGATATTGGGGACAGCGCCGTCGACAAAACTAAACCGAATGAGGTTCGTACGCTAGCTCCAGCGTTAGACGACGTGGCTGGAATTCCGTCCGCCCCTTTTGACCGGGAGCAATAAATCTGTGAGTTACTATGTAGATAAGCCACAGGAACATACCCTTGCCCAACCGCGCACCAAGTAAAGCCACGATCAGCCTCTACAACACCTGTTGATTGACCACTCCTATTTGTTGGACCGTTACCAGCAGAAGAAGTACCATAAAGGATTATCCTTCCACTACTTGCCGAGACATACATATCGCCAACAGCCGTTGTTGCGTAAAGCTGCCCGTAGCCGGTCGATTTGCTTTGATAGGCTATGTTCGTTCCCACGTGCGTTGTTTCGTTAAAGCTCTCCCATAGTCCAGTAAATACTTGCCCCGCAGTATTCGTGTTGATTTCTACGAACTTGAATTGCGCGGCATCGCCTTGGCATGGCGCTTTAATTACCTTAGCATTTGCTCCAGCAGCGGCGTCGTGCAGCGTCCAACCAGCGGGGTCGTAGGTCGCCAGAATCTCGGTATTCGCTTGATCGCATCCTGCCGACAGCGTTGCTTTGTCTGTCGTTCCGGTAAGGATGGCGACTAAATCATCAAGCATCTGCGCTTGGGTGATGTTGGCGTTGTATGCGTATTTGGCCCACATGATTAAACCTCCTCGACCAGATCGGAACCGACAGGCTTGTCGCCGTCGAGCGTGACCTTGCCAATTTCTGCGATTTGCAAGGTGCGGTCGCCGTTGAACTGCCAAGCAAGACCACTGACGCGCTCGACGTACTGAGAGAATGTTTCACCCGGAAGGCCGGGAATGGTAAAAGTTTTCATTATCCAACTACCTCCAAAGTCACATCACCTGAAGAAGAAACGGCACGAACCGCAGTCACCGGCCCGACCAGAACATCGTCGGTCGTTTCCGTCACGACGCCGCCCGGCCAGTCGCGCCACGTTGCCGTAGCGCCCTCGACCGCAGCAGGTGGCGAGAGCGTGTATTGCACCTTGCCGGAGGCTCCACCGGCCGGGACCAGACCTACCGACACAACCGCTTCGATTTCTTTGGGAATGTAGACCGCTGGACCCGTAGCACCGGTTTCCACTACACCAGAATATGACCATAGACTCATTTCAAATACCTCCGTAAGATACGACACGGGTTTTGTGCTTGTATCGCGCCCACTCAGCCTTCGTGAACTCGCAATACGCTTTGAAAGCTTCACCAGCTTCGGTTGACTTCGTCTTATCGAAGGTCTCAGCATCCTGCTTCTTGTAGGCAAGGTGCTTCATCCAGTCGAGCAGGTAGATGTGATGGTCTTCATCGACTTCAGCCAAGTCATGAGTGCCGTCGACGATATTGGTCAACGGTAGCCGGTAGATCACGCAGGACAACTCGTCATCAACCTGCGGGATATGGAACACCCGACCTTTGTTGCGCTCGGTTCCGATCAAGAGATATTTCACTGTTCCCGGCGTGTTCGTCCGTGCCAGTGTGCGAATCTCGCTGTAGTCAGGATCACTGACCAAGCTGTCCAGTTCAGGGTTGTTGATGATTTTCACCACCCCGTTGTCAGACACTCTCTCCGCACTCATGATGCGAAGAAGGGACGGGTGAAGGTCAACAAACTCTTCACCCGCCGAGAGCGTGATGCGCGTTGCATCAGAGGAGAAGTCAGCTATACCTCCGTTGAGCCGCACGAACATCCTGTAGGCGGCGTCCATATACCGCCACACCTCTTCGTCCTTCCAGAGGTAGGGCAGTTCCTCGTCTACGACATCCGACCTGAATGTGTCGTATAGCTCACCACTATTTATCATATCGTGCAGAACCTATGAAGATTGCGTTTAGCGGATAAGTATTCATTGTGAGCAGTCTCTTTATCTGAGAAATAGCCAAGGTGACGCGCAATACCTTTTACCCAAATAGTCGCTTTCCAGCGACCGTTCACTTCACAAACACCTAACAGACCTGATCTGTTGTTTCTCTGAGCATGTCTGCGGTTTTCACCGTTTTGCTGCGTTGTCGCTAAGCGCAGATTCTCAATTCTGTTATCAAGTGGGTTTCCGTTAATGTGGTCTATCTGCTGCGAAGGAAATTCACCTGTATGCAACGCCCATACAATCCTATGGGCCATGTAATACTTCCCGTCAAGCCCAATACGGATGCACGAATTTTCACTTATGCAACCTGCCTTTGACCCAACCTTTGCTCTAGTAGATGCGTCTACTTTCCAAAACAAGTTACCTGTTTTGGAGCAATATTCGAACAACTCTCGCAGTCGCTCAACGGGAAGTGTCAGCATTTACTGAGCCTGTGCCTTCTCAGCAGTCCACTCGACCCACGCCTTGTCTCGCTCCTTCTTAGTAGTCTCGAAGCTGACCACCTTGTGAAGCGCGTTTAACGAGGGGCGATTGTCACCACCGAAGTCGTTGCTGTTATTGCGTTCGCAGATGAGTTCGAACGCAGTCTTCAGTTCAGCCACACGCTCTTCTGCCGTCAGTTCAGCAGGGGGCGCAGGGGCTTCGTCTTCCAAAGGATCAACCTTGTCACCGTCAAGGTCCTCTGCACCGATACCAGCAGCGGCTTTGACCATTTCGGGAGGAACCCAAGTCGGCTGACCTTTGATGAAATTGATCATGAAACCCTTACCCGCGAGGGTGTAGTTCCGATTAAGAACCATGTTTGCCATGCTTGTCTCCGAATGTGAATCGGGGGACCGAAGTCCCCCGGAAGGTCAGGTCAATTACTTGATCTGAACAATGTCAGCCTTGCCGGCGACGACGTATCCGATACGGACAGTACATACGCCAGTAGTGCAAACGTCTGCGTTGGTGATGCCGATACGAACCTTCTCACCCGTGCTGACGAAACCAGTCGGCACGAGGGCTGTGTGCCCAGCGGCTTTCAGGTCGGTCGACGCGAGGTAACGATCCGCAGTGGTTGCGTCACCCACAGTCACGGCGTACGACGCAGTGTCGAAAGCCGTGGTGCGAACAACTTCACCAAAGAGGATGGTTGCACCAGCCGGAAGCGGGATGATGTCGAACGAAGTGGCGGAGATGTTCGTCTTGCCAAAGTCGACTTCAGAGCCAGCAACGCTCACCATCGTGTCATCGAAGTTGAAGGTGAATTCAGCTTCGACCACGTTTTGCGCGGTACGCGCAGCGATCAATTTGCTCATGTCAATTTCTCCTTACTGAGCGGTGTAGATCGAGATAACGCCGTGGTCTTGCACGGTGCCGCCCGAGTACTGGGTGTAGAACTGCGGCTTCAGGAAGCCAAGAATCTTGGCAACCGCGATGCCTTGCGAGTTCTTGTAGTCGTCGGTCTCTTCGTCCCACTCGGGGTTTCCGAGATCAGCCATACCCATCGCCTGAGCGCCGCAGAAGAGAATCTGACAGCCGTCGACCGCGCCACCGCCACCCCACTTGGAGCCGGAAGCAGCACCCGAGGTGTTGTAGACATGACGGAACTCGTGCAGGTACAGACCATCGATGTGAACCGTGCTGCCAGAGAACAGCTTGGCGTTGGCACCAGCCGAGGTGGCGTGACGCAGGTTCTGCATGTAGGTCGGGTCGAGCTTGAGGCGCGACATGGCTTGCGGGGTCAGGAACACGTGATAGGACTCTTCGCCACCCTCACCACGGACGCCACGGACGTAGTTCTCCTTGGCATACGCCTTGGCCTGAACCAGCATTTCCCAGCAGGGATAGTCACCCGTACCGACTGCACCACCGACGATGCCGCCAGTACCCGTACCCCACAGGATTTGCTTCGTGCCTTCGTCCCACTGACCATAACGCTTGTTGGACGGGGCAACCACATCAGCGGCGAACTCCAGATCGGGCAGCTTCGAACCGACACGGGTAGCGCCGTTGTTGCGCTTGGTGTAGGCGACACCGGAGAGGGTCAGGAACGCCAGTTGATCCATACGGTCAGCCAGCCAGTAGGCCAGCTTGTCGCGGGAAACTTCACGGAAGTTCACGATGGACTTCTGGTCAGCCATACGACCTTCGTTGTGGTTCGCATTACGCATCTGGTCAATGCGAATCACCTTGTCGTAGGACTTGAGCATTTCCTCATTGCCCTTCAGGCGGTTGTCTCCAACCACGCCATCGCCTTCCATATCGGTCAGCAACGTGATGACGGCACGAGCACCCTTCTCGGTCTTCTTCAACTCGGTAACGTGTTGAATCATCGAGTTGGCACCCTTGCCAAGGAACTTGTTGATGAAGCTGTGATTACGGGCTTGCTCCCAAAAGTCCATCGACCAGATGGTCTTCTGTTCGTTCGTCAAGAGGCCGAAGTTTGTATTGGCCATGTTTGATCTCCTTTAAGAGAGTGTCAGAGAGTTAAGGCATATCCGGCCAAACTCGATTACCTTTAGCGCGGTTGTCGTAAGCACTGAGTAGTTGAAGGTTATGCTCACAATGCAAACCGCATACAATGTCGCTTTGCAACGGAACTATGTGATCAACTTCTACAGGTACGCTTATGCGTTCAGATTCGAGCTTTGCCATTTCGTAAAACAAAGCGATGTAGCTCTGGTTCGCCCAAGAGGGTGTTGCAAGCTTTCGCGCTGCACGTGCTTTGGCACGATTAGCGGCGACCTTCGGTCGATTAGCCTTTCGATACACCTCGAAATACTTCTTCAGTGTTTCAGCGTTTTCAGCCCTGTACTTACGCTTCGTATCCCTACGAACCGCTTCATACTCGCGACCGTTGCGCTTCCACGCCTGTCGAACTTCTTCACGAGTGACTTCTGGCTTATCAATCCTGCGTTGAGCAGCATTTGACTTACAACACGCTTTGCATTGCACGGATAGACCGTCCCACTGAGCTTTGTTCTTGTAGAACTCAGTCAATGGGTGATGCCGTTCGCATTGTGGACAAAGCTTCACAACGGCTCCTTCAAACCATAGTTACTTAGCTTTTTGCGGAGTACCGCCTTTCCCCCTCTGTCGCCGGGAGTTGCGAACGAACGACCTTTACGAGGACGAGTCGGCTAGATGTGTCGCTTCTAGCTCAGCGAGACCATGTACAAACCCGTGGGAGGTTCACCCCTTACGGGGGTGAGTCGGTCTTGCGACTTGGAGCGAACTCTAACAGAACATTTTAGAGAGTGCAAGAGTGTTTAGCACTTCTTGCCACCACCTTTCTTACCTTTTGCCACTTTGGATCACCTCCCTTCAGAGTTTCGTTTCATCCAGTTTGTGATCGCCGCACCAGTCATCCTCAAAAACAGCGGGGTAGCCATTCATTGTTGGTGCATGGCGACGGCAGCGACCCAACACGCGAGGTTTGTCAGCAGTCTTGTCCGTATTGATTGCAGTATTCGGCAACGCTTTAGCGACAAACCACATGCAAGTCGCGCAACGCATTCCAGAACTACGGTGCTTCCAAGGATCGTTGCTCATGCCACCATATCTCCACGCAGACGCTCACGGGTTGCCGCAGGTAGAGCAGCGAACTCCTCCCGCGACAGCTTCGTCACATCGATCTTGTCTCCCTTGACACCGGCCTTGTCAGAGTCGATACCGGAGTCCTTCATGCTCGGAGGCTGACGGCGATCCGTGTCAAGGTTCTTTTCAACCTGCTTGGACTTCCGGTCTTCACCGTTCTTCGCAGCTTCCAGACCCTTCTTGGCAGGGGCGTCTTCAGCCGGTGCGAACTTCTTCATGATCTTGCTACCCGCCTTTGTCAAGGCGGCAGCGGGGCTGACACCTTCGACTTGGATCAAGCGGCGCTGCTCTGCCAGAACAAGGTCAACGAGGTCTTGGTCATACGACTCGGAGTCCTGATTCAACGCAGGGTAGGTGGCTTCCAGACTGGCGATAGCAGCGTCCATGCGAACCTGTTCAACCGCTTGTTGGGTGGCGCGGGTGGTCTTCTCATCGGACTCCAGCTTCGCAATCAGACGCTCACCGTGGCGAATCTGCTTCATCACCGCAGCAGCCTTCTCATGCTCACCGTCGAGCAGTAGACGAGCGTGATCCTTTTCGAGCTTCTCAATTTCAGTCTCAAGCTTCTCTACGTCGACGTTGCGCTCCTCCTGCTTTACTTTCGCAGCAAGCTCTTGGGCGCGGCGCTCTGCCGCCTCACGAGCTTCGCGTTCCTTGGCAATCGCTTCATCGAAGCGGTGCTTCGGAACAGACGGTTCACCTTCCTTGTCCTTCTTGGTGAACTTCCCGCTGGCATCACGGGGCTTTTCGTCAGCTTCATCGTCTTTGAGAACCTCTTTCAGGTCTTCGTCAGAGGTGTCTTCACTCTTGTCCGATGGTGTCAGAGTGTCCTCTAAATTATCACCACGATCCACGGCACTACCACCAGTTGAACCTTCACCTTCTTCAGCCATCAATACATACCCGTGCTTAAACATCGCGCTTCTCCTTTGGTTGAACTACGAACTTACTTCATTACCCCCAACTTCTTACCAATGCGCTTTATTGCCGACCCCGCACCTTCCACCGCATCAGCCATGCCGCCGTCCCCACGCTTCGGGTCAGTTACTGTCTTCATACCAGCCTTAGCACTGTCAAGAAACTTACTCACTGCACTCGGCTCACTTTCACCATCAGTACTTGCACCCATACCAGCGGCATCGCGTAAAGTCTGGTTTCTTTTCTTCAAATCCATCTTCAAACTCCTTATGCGGTTGGATTACTCGGTTCAGACCCTTGCTCTGCCGACTGACGGAGCATCTGAGCACGCTTCATGGCAGCATCCTGCTCACGAATCTGAGCGTTCTGTGCCGCCTCTTCCTGCTTGATAGCGAGGTTCTGCTGATGCTCCTCGCGCTGCATCTGGAGCTTCGCCGCCATCTCTTCCATCTTCATTTGCATCTCGGCGTACTTCTTCTCAAGCTCAGCGTTCATCTTCTGCTGTTCCATCTGAAGCTCTGCTGCCATCTTCTGAAGCTCTGCCTGACCGCCGCCTTGGGCTTCCGCCGCAGTCTTCGCCGCTTGCGCTCCCTTAAGCTGAGCATCTGCCTCCATACCAGCGACTTCCGCTTCCTTGGCACGCTGTTCAAGCTGCGCTGCCGCCTGTGCCTCCGGTGACTCCTTGTCGCCAGCCATCTGCTTGACGATCTCTGCGCGGCGCATCAGACGGGAGTTCTCGATCAGGATGTTGTCCGGTATCGGTACGCCAATCTCTCTTAGAGCGCGTGCCTGTTCGAACTGAGAGTCTTCGATAGACGAGCGATACGGGGTGCTGGTGATCGTGATGTTGTACTCACCAAGCATCAGGTCATTCACAATCGCCCCGGTGACCGGATCAGGCTGGTTCACTTCGATCTGTTCCGGCTCACGGGTCAGGTCTTCGTGAGTGATGTTCAGGATGCGCGGCTCCGTGTAGAAGTTCTGGATCAGGTCAAGGACGTTCCGCGCTAGGATGTAATCCGTGCGCTCAAGATTGTCCAACACCTTCGTCAGGTTCACGCTACCGCGCTGCTGCTTATAGGCAATGGCTTTCGCAGCGACATCCTCACGGTCGAAGCCTTGCATGGAGTCACTGACGTTGCTGATAGTCTTGATGTGCTCTTCAGCCTTGTAGGTGACACGATCCAGACCTGTGGGGGTCTGGTTCGGCGTGATCTTCACCGGTGCGTCGGCACCCTTGGCATACTCAAGCACCAGACCGGTCTGAGCACCCTTCGCCTCAAGCTCTTCGATACTCATGTTCACGATGGAACCAGCTTCGACCACCCAACCGCTATTCGCCGTCGTGTTGATCACATGAAGCTCTTGGCTCGACGCCTTGTTCAGGATTTCCTGTGGTCCAAGCAGGTTCTCCACGATCCCGATAGTGTTCCCGTAGCGGAAGTAGGGGAAGTACGGGACAGGTGTGAAGTGCTTGTAGGGCGACCACTCGTCGTGGAGAACAAGGTTATCTGCCGTGACGCACCACCGGATGCGCTTGACCAGCTTCTTCGTGGTGCTGATGCGCCCAGCAGCCTTCTCGATCAGTGCAGCGATGCGGTTCCGATCCCAGTCATTCGGCACAGGGCGCATGTCACCAGTCTGGATGTCCACGAAGTGCAACTGCTTGTCCAGCTTCCGATACTGACGCTCCAAGACGCGAATCTTCCGCGTCACCATGTCGAGGTCTTCCGTGTTGTAGTTCCCGATCAGGCGTTTCTTCCCAGCAAAGCTGTCGCGCCGGGATTCAATGGAGTCAAGACCGAATGTCTGTGCAGACACGTTCTCAGCGAGGTATTTCGCATCTTCCTCGTTGTAGAGGACAGAGATGTCCTGCCCGTTCATCCACTTCGTAATGTAGATGTCGTTCCACTTGTCAGGATCGTACTCCTCACCGTCGCAGTCAATGACCACGTTCTTGCTGTTCAGCATGGCGATCTCGACTTCACCCTGCATGGAGTCGTCGAACTTCATTCGGACATCGTAGAAGCCGCGTGATCTGACAATACCGTCGCAGAACACATCAGAGCGAACCCAAGGAAGCTGGTTCTCTTGGGCGATATACATCCAGACCTTCGTCAGAGCTTCCGCAATCTCTGCCGGTGAACCGTTCTTTGGACGGAACAGGACTTCTGCCCGGTTTTGAATCTGCTCACCGAGGATCGTACCAATCGTGGAGATGATCTTGTTGATCGTCAGCGCAGGGCGGCGCTGGGATTTCAGCAGTTCAAGGTCTTCGGGTTTCCATTGCAAACCAGCGAAGAAATCTTCACATTTATCAGCCTTCAGAATGAAGTCATGATGCCCGTTGTCGCGGCAGTATTCGTATCTCTGCCACTGTTCTTTCGCTTTGATTGGATCGATAGGCATAGCGGTGTCCTGTCAGAGTTCGGCGGATTGTATCAGAGAGTTAATACCCGTTCATGGGGTATTTCATCGTAAGTTCATGTCTTGAAACCAGATAACTCATCTCATAGGTGTCACCGGTGAAAGCCGCCTGACCCATCGATATGTCCAATTCTGGCTGAAGAGTCCCACCAAGAGCGTCGGTTTTGTAATAACCCTTGCGAGGATTCCCCCCATCAGCAGGTCTTAGGGGTGGAACACTTGGCAACTTCAACACATCCCCTGTGAAGAAGTAGATGTAATCCCGCCCCAATGCAAAAATGTGCTGCTCCAGATGGATCGGGACGAATGCCGGTCCACGGATAGGCAATGGGTTCGGAAACACCTCGTAAGGTGAAAGAGGGGGTGTAACCGATGGGGTGACACCCATTGCATCCATCATGTCCATATGAACCTGACGTTCTTGTTGGGTATCCGCAGTATCACCGGCTGTGTGCTCATAGTCGATAAAAAGAGTCCCGTTGTCACCAAACCCAGCCTTGCGAACGTCCAACTCTGTCAGGTTCGACACCGTTTCCGCAATCACTTCAGGGTTAAAGTTCCCTACAGCGAGTGTATACCACGCATATGCAGGTGGACGACCCAACTCACCGTGTGTCGGGTATGCCCGGTATGTAGTGACGGTCTGATCCAAATCCCTGATTCCCACTTTCTCCAGTGAGCGGGTGAAACTGCTCACATCCCACGCCAAGAATTCTTCGTTGTGGTCGTAGTCGTATCTCGCAACCACTTCGAACTTCTTGTCGTAGGTTGTCTGGACATAATCCCGCGTAATGTGGTTGTCCACAGTTTGCTGGGTGTCGTTTATGGTGAGAGATGTCCATTGCACATCGTCCTCAAACACCGTCCACTTCTTACCTGTGGACGTTTCAAACTCGATCTTGAAGTCCCGTGTCGTTGTCTGCGAGTCACTGCGGGTCGAGTAACTGTTCGTATAGGATCGTGCAACGTAGGGGACACCGAGCAAGTCCTCCTTGTCGTAGCCGAAAATCCACCCCTCCACATCCCGACCGTAATTCGACACATCGTACTCATGTTTTACCTGCGCGTTCCCACTACCCGTGACAGTGGTGTATTTCTCGATAGCCTCAGTGCGCTTCTCCCAAGCCGCCTGTAGAGTATTTGTCTTGTCGAACCACATGGATATCACCTTACCTGACACCACTGTCAGGCGTTCCAAGATGTGACCACCTAGCGTGTAAGAGGTGTCTGTCTGGGTGAGGTGTGTCACCTCAGATGACGAAGTTCTGTTCTCGATCTCGTCCAATACGGTCTGACCATCGACAATCGTTGCCAAGTAATACTTGTGGGTGATCGTGAATGTCTGGTAACTGAACGATGGTTCTGAATCCACCTGTTCCACGGTGTCTTCAACCTCGCGGAACCTTTCCCACTCAGGGTTCGACTCCGATGTCGTCGCCATCCACGGAGGGGTCACCTCCGACTCAACAACTGATAGGGACAACTGTGGATAAGGGGTTGTCACCTTGTTTATCTGAACCCTGACGAGCTTCTCGTTATCCTGAATCTTCGTCGGGATACCGTTGTAAATGTAGGTGTCACCATACTTCGCACGGTAGAGGACGCTTCCCGTACGGTCAAACCCAGACCAAGACACGTGCATGTTGAACAACTGGGGAGTTGAGAGCATGTAGCCGCTCCCAACGGGGTACTCCGGTGTGATGGACTGGTCTTGGATGAAATACTGCCACACGATGTAACCAGTCATGGGAATCTCTGTGCCGTATGCGATCAGTGTGCGAAGCACTCTGATCGTTTTCGGTTCCCCATTCACCATTGCTTCATAGTCGTAGTAACACGCCGCCTGTATGAACGCATCCGTCCCTTCAAGCCCCGGCACCTGATGAATCTTACCTCCGACCATGACACACATCGTGTGCTTGTGGTCATCACGGTTCATGAAATACTGATGCCTGCGATGTCGTGCCGGGAACGGGTCGGTGAGGGCGCGATCCACCCCGTCGACCTTTTGTGGATATTTCGCAAATACCGTTTGGGAATTCCACGCCACAGGTGTTCCGTCAGGTCCCCACCAACCGGCTCGCATTCCTTTTATGTACTGCGAGTAGAACCCTTTTTCGTAATCTGTGAATGGAAAAAGCGAGTGATAGAGTGTCGTCAAAAGACCCTCGTGGAGTCCAGCCCAAAACTTGTAAGACTCCTTACCTTTCTCTTCCAGAATCTTCGGATCGTAAACCGGATACCCGACGTAAGCCCCACTTTCTTCCGAAATCCCTTCCCGTGTATAGCCGTTCTGGAAGTTCCTCTTGTCTGCCGGATAAAGACCATATGGGACAGGCAAGTCTGTGGTGATGAAGTTCCCCTCACGAGAAACACTGTCATAACGATAGTCCGGCACGAACGCCACTTGCGTTCTGGGCAGTGAGCAAGGTACGCACCACGCTTCAGGAAACGGGACGACGATGATGCGCTTGAGATAAGGGGTCTGCTCCTTATCCGTAGGTTTATCGAATTTCCCGTAAACCTTGACTATCACCACCTCACCGTCGACGATGTATACCTTGTTACCTACAGGCATCGTCTTCGTCAGTGAGTTCACCTTCTCAGCGACCTTAATATATTTCTTTGTCGTCGCAATTATCTGTACGATCATTTCTAAGCCGCCATGTGAGAAAGTGATCCAGACTGTGACAGTCCGGGGAGTTTGTCTTTCCAACTCTTGAACTTCGGAGTCCGGTCTGGTTCCTTCGGCTTCTCGTACATCAGAGACAGTCTGATAGCCCAAGAGAGTGCGTCCACTTGGTCATCGTTCTTACCGGCAGGGAAACGGGTAAGCTCGTTGTAGAGAGCGGTGTACCAAGGTGCTTTCGGGTCGAACCAGACCTTCTTCATCTGCATCCGACCGCGCAAGGGTGCTGCACGAACCATCTTGTCCGTCAGAGGCTTCAGAATCTCGAAGGATGGATAAATCCGGCGCTCTGCACAGCGGCGTTCGAAGAATGCTTGCATCGCCTTCCATATCTGACCATCTTCAACACCGAGGACTGGCAGCGCGTTGTACTCGACGTAGTAGTCAAGGATCGTGTCGACGATCATGATCGAATCATCAGAGCGGAACCGGCGCACATCCAAGACGTAGATGTTGTCCTTCGCATCGTGGGCGATGCACACGCCCACCGTGAAGTCCGATTCTTTTCCTTCGGAGATTGCAAAGTCCCACGCTTGGTAATACTTCACCTGCGTCGGGTGCGGAGGTGTGGCGTAGTGCCGGAACATTTCCTTCGTGAAGAACAAACCGTCGTCCGGTATGGGGTTCTGCTGGTAGAGTGACTGCCATACACGCTTCTGACCGGTTGCGATCAGATTCCGCTTGATACGGAGCATTGCTTCCGTGTCGTAGCGTGCGGGATGCACCGCCGTGTTGTGCGGTCGTGTGAGTCTCGCCTCATCACTGGGGGGTGGAGTGTCACCGGGGAGGATTTGAACGATGGGCTGGTTCGGTTCCTTGAGCAGGATGTATTCGTCACCATCCTCGTTAATTGCCGGATACCGCACCACCTCGAAGACATCACCCTCACCGGACTCCATGACGCTCTGGATGCGCCCCGCCCAGTCATCTTCCGACCACCACGTATTGTGACTTACCAACCCGTTCGCTATGAAATTCTCAGTGTGATCCACCTGAACATCAAAAACGTCTTCTTCCCCGTCAGGTTCGATGCTTACGATTTCGTCCAACGTGAAGTCTGAGATATTTTGCGGCGGCAAGTGCCACTGACTCAGTGGCAAGGTGTCCAATTCCAGCATTGCAGTCGTTGCAAAGTAACCCTCTGACTTTTCCAGTGTCGTGGCAATGGTCAACTGCGAGTTTGTTTTTCCAGTGAGCAGGTGAGTTACCCGCTTCCGCATGTTTTCCGCAAATTGCACAACACCCTTTTTGAGCTTCGTACATAGCGTCGTAATCGTCTGACGTGATCCCGTAGCGATGCTTGAGTCTTGCGTTTCGTCTACGTTGAGCGTCCAGATCGCTTTTTGCCCGATGACCGGACTTCCATCTTTCCCGCCCGTAGTGGCTGTCGCAAAGTCCTCGACATTTAGCCGGCTTTTCACACCCTTCTGCCGAACACGTAACTCCCCGCCACTTCCCCCATTGCCCTTTACGGTTACGATTCTTGTCGCTGTACTCAACTGTCGCAAGCGCTTCCATGAGAGTTCTCCATCCGGTGAGACAGTCAGAAACGGGTGTCTCTGATTCGCTCTGACGACTCTACCAGATTTCATCGTCATTTTGAAGACTGAATCCCGACCACTTTTCTTTACAGCCGCAACGGTTGTGGCTATCAAGCGACCTTTCGCATACGTTGCGATTGAGTCAGATGGTGCGAGAGTGTCAAGCCTACGGTTGGTACCATCAGCCATCAGAACAGGGGTGTCGCCAGTCATACACATGATTCCCAGCACACCACCACCGGGAGCAAGACGGGTGTAGGCGGTTGAACCGTACCATTCCCATGTGTTGTCCTTGATCGTGGCTGAGTCTGCCGCCTCAATGTCCTTCACAAGGTCGTCCAGCAGCAGAATGTGCGCCCCGCGACCCGTAATACCGGTTCCGACACCCGCCGCGAGGTAGCCACCACCCTTGGTCGTGTTCCAGTTCTCGATGGACTGGCTGGAAGGGTCTAAACGAGCCTCTGGAAACACCACATGGTAGGCCGGATCACGCATCAGATCGCGCACGTAGCGGCTGAAGGACAGGGTTAGGCTGGAAGTGTGGCTTGCGGCGATGATTTCCCAGTCAGGATGGTCACCCAAGACCCACGGAGCGAAGTGCCGTGACCCGATTTCCGACTTTCCCATCCGTGGAGGACACATCAGGAGCATCCGAGGGCTTTCCCCGCGCTCTACAGCCGCCTTGAAGCGTTCCAGACGCCGACAGATGTCCTCATGCACCCAACCGGGGAGGTATTTCGGTCTGAAACGCTGTATGAAGGGCAGGAGGCGGCGACGACACAGCACCCGTAGCGCCAGTTCCTGCTCAGGTGACGATGCGGGGGTGTAGACAGGGGGTTCGTAAGGGATGACCGTTGGAGTGATCTGTACAGATTCTGACGGCGAAGGTTCCGGCTCAGGATTCTGTACAGCTTTGACAGCCTTTACGGTGCGTCTTTTTGCCGATTTCTTGACGGTTTCAGTCGGGATTTCCTCGTCAACGCAAAACGGGCATCGACCTAGCTGATCCAGCGTGTTCGCCTCGCGTTCTACGTCACAGACATTGCACTTTACGAACTCAGTGGTCGACACGGTGGCTCTCCCCTTCGATCAGATGACCTTTTCCTTCAGCCAGAGCGAGTAACTGTTCGTCCGTCATGATCGTTAGACGCCTTTGGATACTGGCCTGTGCGTGGCTGAGTTCCACCTTGATGGTCTCAGGCTCGTAGAAACCGAGCATCTTTCCAATCTCCTTGGCTGAAGACACCATCGTCGATGGTTCAGCCATCGTCTTAGCCATGTCGTAGGCTTCCTTAAGCATGTTCAGGACATCCAGACGCTTGATTTGCGACATCTCAATCAACTGGCCTTGCCGATCCGCGATGTATTCCTTCACATCACGAGCTTCGGTTTTGTTATCCGAAGGTTTGTAACCGGCTTTAGCTCGTGCAGACTCTTTGGATTCCCCATCAAGCCTAGCCTCCGAATAGATTTCCTGCCGTTGCGTCAAGACGCTTTGGTGTTTGCGTGCCATTGTCATAATTCCAAAATTAACTCTGAAAAAATATATCAGAGTTCAGATAAATATGATAGGTGGGGTGGGGTTCGGATTTGATTCACATAAATGTCAAAAGAAGATTGTGAGATATGTAAAAAGCATATTTCGAGAAAAGTACATAAATTTAGGAGGTGGGTAGTGCCCCACCCCAGTCGCAATCTGACGCCCCCACTTCGGATTCGGATTCGCTGGGTCCGTGATCAACCTCCATTGGATTCCTCTCGAACATCTCCTCGTTCCTCGTCGATGTTCTGTCTGTTGCGGTTGTGGACTCGCTGCTTGAGTTCACTCATCAATCACTCTTAGGAGATCACACCATGTCACGCACTTCTACCACTGTTACCCGCACTACCACCCGCCCCACGTTGGCTGAAATGAAAGCTGCTCTTGCAAACTCTGCTCCCACACCTGTTACCCCTTCGGATGAACCCCTCGGAGTCTTAGTCGGTCGTAAGGCTGCTGACATTCCCAAGTTCTTCGACGCCTGCATCACCAGCTATCGCTTCTACCGCAAACAGTAGTCACTGAGGCCTTGTGCCTCTTTCAACCCTCGCATCACATGGGAGCGCCCGAGAGGGTGCTCCACCACTTTTACTATCGAAAGGAATCACCATGAACGCACCCGTTAACTCCGCAATGGCTGACGCTATCGCTAACGCCAACCTCGTCACTGTCGACCGCTTTAAGGCGATCAACCTCATTGATGATTGCCCGAGCCACATCAAGGAATCGTTCGCCTTCCGCATTGGCGGCTGGCTGAACGCCAAGCTGATTGGCACAGCCAACAGTGGTATTCGCTCACTGGAACGTGAAGGGTATGACGTTACCAAGTGCGATGCAAAAACCGTTCGCGCCCTGTTACTTGGCGCTGATGGTGAGGATGAGTTTGTGCCGGAAGCTCAGGCGCATCACGCCCTCCTCACACGCATCGCTGGCTGGGGCGCTGTTCCCAAACTGAACGACACCATTACGTTCATGACCCGCCCCGGTAAAGAGTCGCGCATCTCGCGTGAACTAATCCTTGCCGCGTTACAGATGCGTGGCAAACGCGCTCCGAAGAATTGTGAAGAGCGTGTTGAACAGTTGTTGAAGCTTGACACCGCCAAGGAACAAGCCAGCGCCCGTGCATTGGCAGAAGCCGCACCCAACGTGATGTGGATGGTTGAACACATCTTCGGTGATTACGGTGACGCCGATGAAACCATCGAGTTGATGAGCGATGACGGCGTGAATGCGCTGGACATGAAGTTGCTGACCACCGCAAAACATCTGGCGGATGACGCTATGTTGAATGCGGTGAAGCAGATCGGTGACTGGTCACTTGGCGATGTGCGACTGCTCGATGATCTCATCGACAACCTAGAGAATCTGTAACACCAACAGGGAGCAACGCTTGCGCGTTGCTCCCAACCTTATTTTATGCTGGTGTCACAGCGCATGGGGCAGCTTGATGCTCATTGCATATATGCACATGGGCTTATGACAAAGTGCTCGGTTCCGAAAAAGTTCCGAAACTGGTTCCAATCCTGACATTGGCTGGCTGGCTAATTACATGGGTCTAGCTCTTTACTTCTTATTATTATTGTTAACTTACTTAAATTTTGGAACTTTGGAACTAATCAATAAAAACAATAACTTATCGGTTCCGAAAAAGTTCCGAAGTTCCAATCTTTCCTACCCATTTGTCAAACCCTTTTGCTGTCATGGGTATTAGCTTCCAAGCCCAATCAAGCCGGTTCCGAAATTTCGGAACCTTTTATGACATTGGTTAATGAAAGGAGCATAAAAAAATGTTTGGTCTAGCACACGCATCTATCGAGTTTTTGCTCGCTGGCGGTATAGTTTTCATCGGATTGATGGCGTTGATCATTCGCCTTGTGCTTGGTCAGATCGGTCATGTCACAGCATCAGTCATCGTATGGATATTCGTCTATAGCATCCACGGTGGTAAAGCCAACGTGGGCATAATGACGGCGACGTTCGCCGCGTTACTATTCGACTTGTTTGGATTTGCAATCATCAAGGGGGTTATATGGTTAAAAGGATGCTTATCTTCGCAGTAGTCGCCTTCATCATTATGGTGCTCATATTCACAGGTGCAGTTATCTACACAGCACCTGATGAGTACTACACAACCGCAGATGGACGCAAAGTAACACTCACTCAAGGTATAAAGGAGAAACTCAAATGACCACCAAGAAACAACCCGCTCAATCCGTTACCACCACCTCAACCGGCCGCAAGGCTGGTCAGGCTGTTAACAAAGCTGCCAAGAAAACATTCACCGGAATGAAGAGCTTCTTCACCAATCTCGGTGACTTTGGCAAGGCAGTGGTTGGGAAATAAACGTCCCTAGCTGATCACTAGGCGAGTGGTTCTCGACATCAACCCGCAGCATGTGCGTTACATGGACTACTGGAGAAAGCACCTATGCTTCCTTTCCGTTAAGTACCGGGCTATGTGTGACGCGCCCGACCAAAACACACCACACGGAGTAACAGCAACCGTGTGAGGCTGAAGGTGGATATCAAGCCTCTGCCGCCATGACAACCCTTGCAGGGGTGACCAGTGGTCAGTCATGTGCCGTAAGCGCCGCCTAGCCTCACACGAATCAACACCTGACTGCAATCAGGAAGTGCACCGTGAGTCCGTCCTCACACTCTCAGAGGGGTAGCTGGTAAGCCAGCGAGAGTCGAATGTGTAGGGGTGCAAGACCCTACACATCCAGCGCGTGAAGGCTGGCAGTGCGCTTGGCAAGCGGCTGCAAATCCCCGTGAAGGGCATAACACGGTCATAGCCAGTGACGCCGGACAACGTAACCGGCACTCATTCACATGTAGAGGATGGGGACGTAATCCTCACTCTGCTGACACAGGGAAAGGGCGTATGTCAGTACGACTGGAACCTCTACATCTGAATGAGTCAACCTTATACATCACCCATCAACCCATAAGGTAGAGCTTATTTGTAGTCTCTTACACTTTCTGTCAGACTAGCTTCTCTATCCCCACAAAAAACCAACGAGGAACCTATGAAACTCACGTTCCTGAGCGCAGCCGTGCCGCTCACCAAGACTATCACCCCTGACCCAAAGACCTCTAAGAGCTACCCGAAGGTAACGAACCTGACCAGTCATGAAGAGGAAGTCAAGAACCTCCTCCAGTTCCACCAAGCCCTGTCCAAGCACGCCCTGAAAGGTGAATGTCTCCTTAAGGGCAACCTGAATCAAGCCCTCAAGAACGAACCCCGGCGTGACCACCATGAGAAGGAAGCTCACACGATGTTCGTGTGCTTCGACCTAGACGGTGCGCCATTCACGACTGCTAACGAGTTCATGAAGGCTATCGGTCTGGATGATGTGTCCTACATCATTCAATACTCATCCAGCTACAAGCTCAAGCCGAACAAGACCTTCAATGGTCACATCTTCGCCATGCTGGAGCAGCCGTTAAGCCCAAAAAACCTTGAGGCGTGGCTTATGCACCTGAACTTCTCCACACCTGTGCTTGAAAAGTCTCTGTCTTTAACCAACTCGTTGGAGTATCTGTCCTTCCCTCTGGACATTGTATGTGCACGGAACTCTCAGATCATTTACATCGCACCACCTGTCCTTAAGGGGATTAAAGCACCGCTTAAGGATGAAGACCGCATCCAGTTGGTCAAGAAGACCAAGGATGCGATTGGGGTGAACAGCATTGAACTGAAGCCCATTGCAGCACTCAAAGAAAAGGTGCGCGAGAAGATTACAGCACTGCGTGTGGCGCTGAACCTGAAGCCTAACAAATCCAAGATCAAGATCGTTGGCGATATGGAGATTCAACCAAACGCCACCGAGGTGTCTCTTTACGAGATCATTGAGGAGAACGACGAGTTCACACGGCTGAACCTCAACGGTGGTGATAGTGGCGCGTACTGGTACTTCAACTCAGATTTCGAAGTGATCAGGAACTTCAAGGGTGAGCCTTTCACCTATATGAAGGACACCCTGCCTGACCTGTACAAGAAGCTGCAACGCCAAGCTCGTAGCTCCCTTGCCAGCACATCCATGCAAGGTGACATGGTCCTTGCAGTGCGCGATAAGGCTACGGGGGAATATTGGAAGGGCTTGTTCAATGCGGAAGCTCAGAACCTAGATATTCACCGTATCGATGCGAAGGACAAGCTTCATGACTTCCTGCAAGGACATGGGGTTCCACCCCCACCGTTCATACCAGAGTGGCAAGTAATCTTTGACCCACGCATCGAAACAATCGTTGATGAGGATGAGCGAATCATTAACCGGTTCGTACCAACCAAGCTGATGCGTGATCCAAAGGCTGGTGAGTGGCCTACGATCCAGAAGTTCATCAACCACGCTGTAGGTACTGGTCAGATTCAAGAACACTTTCTCAACTGGTTAGCTGTAATCATTCAGCATCGCATCAAAACTAAGACCGCATGGATTCTCCACGGCACACAAGGCACTGGTAAAGGTGTCCTTGTGAACAAGGTTCTCAGGGCAATCTTCGAACACTATGTTGAATGTATCGGATCAGATGCGTTGAACTCTGAGTTCAATGCGTTTATGGAGAAATCCTTACTCGTCTTTATCGACGAAATCGATGTGGACGTGTTTGAACGTAAGGCAACAGAGAACAAACTGCGTTCTTACATCACAGACTCACCGCTTCAAATCCGTCGTATGCGTACTGATGGGTACAACGCTGATAACTTCAGCAACTTCATCTTCGCATCGAACCACGCACAACCAGTGCGTATCCCATTAAGTGACCGACGTACTAACGTCGGGGTGTATCAACCTCATCGACTTATCTCAACACACAATGAGGTGGAATACATCATCCCAAAGGAAGTACCTGCATTTGCCCAGTACCTCCTGACACGCAAGGCGTGCATCGATACGGCAGCACAGGTTCTTAAGACAGATGATCGTGCAGCAATTCAAGCTTTGTCCATCACATCAGTCGATGAACTCGCTAACGATATTGTCAATGGGAATCTTGATGCTCTCATTGCAGCCATGCCTGATGAGAACCTTCCAATGGAATCATCAGCTTCCGTATACGCCTCTCTGATACGCTCGTTCGCCCTCTTACGCCCCAACAACATTAGTCGAGATCAGCTTAAGGTGATTTTTGAACACTGTATTGGGAAGGTTCCTGAAGGGGCAAACAAATTCACAAGTTTCCTTCGTCATCACGGTATTCATACCAAGAAAATCAAAGTAGACGGTGTGTCCACATGGGGAATTAACGTCGATTGGAAAGTCATCGACATATCTCAATTTCAACAACAGCAACCAAAACTGAGGAAAGTGAAATGAACCACATACTTGAAAACACTTATGAGCAATTCGAAACCATGCAACACATCAAAGGTGAACGCTATACACAAATGGCGAAGTTCACCATGACGCTCCATCAGTTCTCAAACATGCTGTTGTCAGGCATGACACCAGAGCGTGTCGAGATTGCTGCTGAACTCAGTCGTTTGGCTTGTAGTTCTTTGCTGGCTGAATACTCGAAAGCACTTGGCTTCAAGAAAGAGAACGCAGTAGAGGTAGGTGAAGCCGTCCGTGACGGTCTTCGTATTTCCGATAACACAGCAGAAAGGATGTTTCAAGCATGAGTAAGGCGCAAGGTTATCCGCACAAGCAAGGCTTCAATTTGAAAGGATTTCAGCGTAATAAAAAGGTTAATGCGTGGTATCGCAAAGGATCACGCAACGTAATCCAGCAACCGAAGGAGAAGTCATGATCGAACGGAAACCGTCTGATAACGGACATACGAACAAGCAAACAGGTTTGTTCAACTACATCGCATTACCCTATCCGCTTCCTGCGGAATACCAAGCTCAGTTGGTGCAACTGGGTAATGCGTGTAACAAGCTTGTCACTCATAAGAAAGACGCCGAAGCATACGAAGAAGCTCAGGCACAACTTTATCTCTATGAGCAAAGCCTTCGCCGACAGTTCGGCGTGCGTGTGGAACGTCCTGAATTCAAACCAAGGAAAAGGATTGAAGCATGTTTCGCATAGCCTTTTCAACTGTCACAGGGAACTGGGAAATCCAGTTCCCCATGTGGGGTTTCTTTTGGGTGAGTGTTAAGGATGGTTCAACGACACCCATCCAGTTCGAAACCTTCGAAGCCGCCCAACAGTACGTCAAACACAAAGGGATTCACCATGCTTACGAAGAAAGTTACACGCTCAACATTCGACCCCAGCAGATGTCACGCGACTACCAAGGCGGGAGAACGCTGCAAGCATGATGCAACCCATCAGAAGGGGAGCACCCCTTTGTGCGCTCGACACTTCTTTATCGCATTGAAGAAATGATCAACGCCAGCCCCACATTTCTTCAACTTACTTGGAAGGTGGTGGGAAATGCCGAAAGGCCGGGGCTGGCTCCAGATGAAGGAGATGGAAGATGAATGTAATGAAATACAGAAAAAAGCCAGTAATTATTGACGCAATCCAATGGACAGGGCAAAACTGTAAACAAGTTTCTAATTTTGCATCTGATGTTTGGGATGTAAAACCTTGGAAACCTTTTGTAATCCAAACACTGGAAGGTGAACATACAGCGTCAGTGGGTGATTACATTATTCGTGGTGTGAAGGGTGACTTCTACCCATGCAAACCCGATATTTTCGAGATGACCTATGAGCTTGCGGTTGATCCATTATGAACGAGATCAACCAACTATTAAGCGTCTGCCAAGTCCACCTAGTACAGGTGGAAGTGTGGCTAGGCCAAGGCGAGTACGGCAAGGCTGAGTTTCGCGCTCGGGAGCTATCCGAGAACGCGAAGCTGTTGAGCAATGCGCTCTTTCGTGAGCAGCGGAATAGTGGGGAGGTGAAGGCGTGACATACGACGATTTCCTAACCATCCTATCGCTGTACTTCAGCACATTGTCTGTTGTCATAAGTGTTAGGAATATGCGGAGCATGAGATGACCGATGACGAGATCATTGCTATGTGGAAACAAACTGACTTACCAGGATGGAGTAAAGCGGTTATCGCCTTCGCCCGACTCATTGCCAAAAAACAGATGGAGATTGATGCTCATATTGCAGAGGATTGGGATTCCGACAGTGCTGATCCACGCGATGTTGGCGCCGCAATCTTGGCGCAGGAGGATTGAGAGTTTCGGGGAGGTGCTGGGGTTAGCCTTAGTCCCGTGAGTGGTCGTTGTTTCCAGTTGTTCCCGCCAAGAGTCAGACTGGAAATGATAAGCACCTCCCCACCCATTTATAAGAAAGGATTTGAAATGAAAACCAGTCAGCTATTCATCATCGGCGCATGGGTTTGGCTATCCCCAGTTCCAACAAGTTCAGGCTGGGCAACGAATATAGCTATCGGGGTACTGATGCTTATTGTGGCGATCTGTTCCCTTTGGTTAGAGAAAGGAGTATTGAAATGACCCGCGCACTTTTACAACAGGCTCTTGATGCTTTGATAGATCAAAAGGACAACACCACATCCCTGATGCAAGTCGAGGATGCCATCACCGCAATCCGCGAATACCTCGCGCAGCCGGAGCAGGAGCAGAAGCCGGTGGCGTGGTTCTTTCCTGATGATGAAGAGCATGGATATAGAGCGTTTCGGGAAACCCCACCACCACAAGAAGCGATTGACTATCTGGCTAAGTGGAACCGACCCGCATGGATTCCCCTCTACACCAAGGAGCAGCTATGAGCAACCTTGAGATATGGAATAACCCGCTGCACCCAATGGAGTTGCGGCTGGAAGTTGCTGTTGCAGAAATCGAAACCCTCCGCGCCCGTGTCGCCTCCCTTGAAAGCGAGGTCGCAGTAGAAGAACGCCGTTTTAGTGACCTGTGGGAACAGAAACTCGCCGCCGTGACGAAGGAGCTGGATGAACTGCGAGAATTAGCTAAGTGGCGTGAGAAGTATTGCCTTACTGGAAGCCCCGAGATATACGACAACCCGTCCGCCGAGTTTCATAAATGGGCCTGTGAAACGCACGATGGACTAAAAGTCGGCGCTGACGAGACGGCGACCTGCAACTGGTGGGAAGGCGACGACGGTGGCCCTTGGGCTACGCAGTGCAATGAACTTTTCAACATAGAGAACGAAGGGCCGGACGCGAACGGCATGAAGTTCTGCTGCTTCTGCGGAAAGAAACTTGTCGAGGTACGCGCAGAGAGCGAGGAAGAAGATGTTTAAGTGGAAGACTATTGAGACTGCGCCGAAAGACGGGACATACATCCTCGTCGGGAATCGCTATGGCGCGTGGGTTGCCACTTATTGTGACCGTTTCCAGTCAGGGTTTGTGCCGCAGAACCCATGGCAAAGCGTGATGCTCAATCATCGACACATGGAACGGCGGGATCGACCTTACTCTTTGACCCCCAGCCATTGGATGCCGTTACCGCTGATACCACTTGACTCGAACGTTGAAAAAGACACCCATTCTAAATGCACCAACTCTGACACATGGAACTGCAAGTATTGCGACAAGATTGAAACATGCGCTGCGCTGTCTGATCCGCGCAATCACGGAAAACCGGACATAGGGAAATAGCCATGACATTCGATGAATACTGGCAAGAGGCCAAGCACCACATAAATGCCGAGTACCACGCTGCGCTTGAGATATGGAAGGCATCGCGTTACGAAACCCTGCGCGAAACCCAAGTCATCTGCCGAAATATCGGATTCGACCAACGAAGGTCGCCACTTGCTACAGACGGTGCGTTGATGTGCGTCGAGAAGATCGTTGATTTGATGAAGGAGACATGCAATGAGTAAGCAATGCCCAACATGTTCACACCGCAAGGAAATGTTTTTCGCAGATGGAACTATTTGTCCAACCTGCGGACGCAGGGCATCGCTGCTTTTGCGCGACGCAGAGCACAGCAGCGGTGTTCGGTTCGATGTGATTGAGTCATTGAAAACCGCACTTCGCATCAAGATCGAAGAACACGACTGCTGCGCAGAGGACAACATCGAGTTGAGGAAAGAGCTTGAGTTTCAAAGAAACGCACACGCTATGGCGCAGCAGGCAATGTTAGAACAAGGTGAGCAACTCGCCGCCTGCGAGAAGGAGCGGGATCAGCATCACCGAAAACTGATAGCAGAATCTGCCCTATGCGAATCGTGGGCAGATGAAGCAGCGAGTCTGCGAACCCAACTCGCCGCCGTGACGAAGGAGCGGGACATTCTCCAGTCGGTAGTTACGTCTGACCACCAAGACCTTATTGATGTGATGAAGGAGCGGGATGAGTGGAAATCGTCAGCCCTCAATGGCGGAAATGCAGCATACCTGCGTGAGCGAGTGAAGGATTTGGAGTTTTCCTGCCACGGACTTGAGGCGGTATTGAAGGGGTTTCAGCAGAAACTCGCCGCCTGCGAGAAGGAATGGGGTGCTTTGCTTAGAGATCAGGATCAGTTCAAGGGAAGGAGTGAAAAATGATTAACAACTGGTCATTCAGTCGACTCACTGAATTTGAGTCATGTGCTTACCGCGCCAAGCTCAAGATCATTGATCGAGTGCCAGAACCTGAACGCCCTTTGCCTCCGGGTAAGACTGAGCACGCGAATGATCGTGGGACTCGTATTCATTCAGAACTTGAAGCCTACATTCGCGACAAGGGGAAGTTCCCTGTCGAGGCTCTGAAGTTCAAAGCAGAGATTGAAGCTCTGCGTCGTCGCTTTGCCGATGGCGAAGCAGAATTGGAAGGCGAATGGGGATTCAACAAGGATTGGGAACCTTGTGACTATCGCAAGGCGTGGCTCAAAGTGAAGTGTGATGCAGTTGTCCACATCTCACCTACCCATATAGCTGTTATCGATTTCAAGACTGGACGCAAGCAAGGTAATGAGATGAAGCATTCTGAACAGCTTCAACTCTATGCGCTGGCAGCAGCGATCAAATATGGGAAAGCTGAAACCATTACTGTCGAGCTTTGGTATCTCGATGTTGATGATGAGACTGTCGAGACAAAGCCGGTGAGCAAGTGGCTTTATGCCTTGAAGCTGTTCAACAACCGTGGCTTGAAGATGACTTCGGCTACTGAGTTCAAGCCGAATCCGAATGTATTCTCTTGTCAATATTGCGCATATAAGGAAGGTATTTGTGAGTATGCCGTCACCAACAAGAAAGCCCAAGCAAACATCTTTGCCCGTAAAGCAATCGTTCGTCGTAAAGGTTCCTGAACTCTTAAAGCATCAGAAAGAGTCGATTAAATTCTTAAAGAGTCGTCCCAATGTATTCGATATGTCCGACGCTGGCACAGGTAAAACGCCTGTCCACATTACAGACTTCGCCACTCGACGGCGCAATGGAGGAGGCGCGGCGCTTGTTCTCTGTCCGAAGTCCCTTATTAGCTGTGCATGGGGAAAGGACATCAAAACTTTCGCTCCTGACTTACGGTCAAGCCTTATCTACGCTGACAATCGAGCAGAAGGATTCCTTGCTGACGCAGACTTTTATATCACCAATATCGATGCGTCGACATGGCTTGCCGAGCAACCAAAGAAGTTTTTCAACAAGTTCGACACACTCATCATCGACGAAAGCACCGCCTACAAGCACGCTACTTCCAAGAGAAGTCGAGCGGTTGCGAAGATCATTAAGTACTTCGAATACCGACGACTTCTCAGCGGCACTCCGACATCTAATGGCATCTGTGACCTCTGGCATCAGATGTTCATCTGCGACGGAGGAAAGCTGCTCGGATCATCTTTCTATGCGTTCCGATCTGCGACATGTACCCCTGTTCAAGTTGGAAACAATACTCAAGCTATCCAATGGATAGACAAGCCGGGGATAGAGACTGTCGTAGGTGCATTGATCGCACCAGTAGTGATTCGGCACAAGTTCGAAGACTGTGTCGATATCCCACCGAACCATCAGTTCGCTGTGGAGTATGAATTGAGCCCCAAGCATCGTCGTATGTATGAGGAGCTTGAGCTTCGTTCATCACTAATGATCAAAGAGAAGAAGGTCACAGCGGTCAACGGTGCTGTGCTTTACAACAAACTCTTACAGAGTGCATCAGGCGCATCGTACACAGACGATACAACCTATGCACTGTTAGACACGGGGCGCTATGAGTTGATCGGTGACCTCATTGACCAACGAAAACATTCTGTCGTGTTCTTTAATTGGACACATCAAAGAGATGAGCTTATTAAGATTGCCAAAAAGGAAAAATGGTCGTACGCGCTTATCGATGGAACCGTCACCAAGAAAGGTGAACGTGAGAGGATCGTCAGCGAGTATCAAGAGGGCAAGTATAAGGTTCTGTTTGCACACCCTCAAAGTGCCGGTCACGGGCTTACTCTCACCCGAGGCACTACAACTATTTTTGCCAGCCCGACTCCGAACTTGGAGCACTTCCTTCAGGCATATAAACGAATTTATCGTATATCCCAGAAGGAAAAGACTGAAACGATCATGGTGATTGCTAAAGACACCATTGACGAGCACGTTTGGGATTCTTGCCAACGTAAGGATTTGAAGCAATCTGAACTCTTAGAGTATCTGAATAACTAGGCATGGTAAGCCGTGGTGGGGTCGTGTCTGGTGTGGTCAGGTGGGCTAGTGTCTGGTGAGGCTGGGTCTGGTGAGGCGGGACG